ATGATGAGCAACTTCAATGAAACAATCCAATTCAGGAAATAATTCAGACCAAATACGTTTAAATAACAAACTAACTGCAACACCAAATAATGATGAGCATTTATTCAAGTTTCCTTGCAACCAATTTCCTCTAACTAAGCCTGATCTACCTTCAGTATATTTAAAGAATTCTAAAAAATCTATAACATTCTTTTCTTTCTTTTCCATCTGATCAATATATCCCCTAAGTCTACGTGAAATAAAAAACTCAGTTTCATATATATTTGTAATAGCATCAATTACGCAATTTTTTAATGAATCATTTTTCAGTCCATCATGTAAATT